CAAATCGACCTTCGCATCGGGTATCTCCGGCGTCCTCCTCCTCGCTGACGGCGAGGCCGGTGCCGAGGTGTACAACGCCGCCGGGTCCGCGCTGCAGGCCGGCCGCGTGTTCGAAGACGCGAAGCGCATGCTGCAGACGTCTAAGGCTGCCGCCTCGAGGGTCGAACCGCTCAAAGACGTTGTCCGTGTCCCAAAGACCGGCGGCATTCTCCGCGTCCTATCCCGTGTGGCCGAAACCGCGCACGGCCTGAACGTGTCCGGCGCGACCATCGACGAGATCCACACGCTGCGCCTGCGCCGCGCCCTGGTCGAGGCCATCGAGACCGGCACCGGTGCCAGGGACCAGCCGCTGATCGTGTTCATCACCACCGCCGATGAGGCGGAAGAGGGCACGATCTACGACGAAAAGCACATGTACACCCGGAACGTGGCCAACGGGATCGTCAAGGACCCCGGCCACTACGGCGTGATCTGGGCGGCCGAGGACACCGACGACCCGTTCGCCGAGTCGACGTGGCGGAAAGCCAACCCGGGACTGGGCAAATCGCCGACGCTCGCGTATATGCGGCGAGAGGCCCTGAAAGCGCAGTCCTCGCCCACGTACCTGCCCACGTTCAAGCAGTTGTCCCTGAACCTCCGCTCCCGGAACCAGTCCAAGTGGGTTGACCTGGGCAAGTGGGATGCAGCGGCCGGCGCCGCACCGCGCGCCGAGCTCCGTGGCCGCAAGGCATGGGGAGGCTTGGACCTCTCCGCCGTTTCGGACTTCACCGCCTGGTCGGTGTGGGCCGAGTCGAACAGGCCCGGCTTCCACCTGAACCTGTACACGCGGCTCTGGGTTCCCCTGGAACGCGTCGAAGAGCTGCAGAAGCAGCTGCAGGTCCCGCTGCAGGAGTGGATCGACAACGGCCACGTCGAAACGACAGAGGGCGACGTCATCGATTATGCGGCGATCAAGTCCGCAGTGATCGGCGACTGCCGCCATTTCGACATGCAGCGCGTCTCCTACGACCGGATGTTCGCCGGCCAGCTGGTGCAGGAACTCGACGAGGAACTCTCCGGAGTCCAGATCGCACCGGTCGCCCAGACCTTCCTCGGGCTGTCTCCGGCGGCCAAGGAAATGGAGCGGCTGTGGAAGTCCAAAGGCATGGCGCACGACGGCAACCCCGCAATGCGGTGGATGGCGTCCGTCGTCGAGGTCAAGAACGACGGTTTGGACAACATCCGGCCGGTCAAACCTGACCGCAAGAAATCCAGTGCACGAATCGACGGCTTCCAGGCGGCAGTGACCGGCCTCGACGGCGTCGTCCGTGCCACCAAAGAAGAATCAAAGCTCCGCCGGGCCAAGGGTCGGGCATCATCTCAGTAAGGGGACGGCATGCCGGTTCTAGAAGTAGCGTCCCCTGAGTGGTGGGTCCACCGTCTGCACGCGAAGCTCGTCGAGCAGCAGAAGGAAGTCGCTTTCTTTGACGCTTACTACCGCGGTGACCACCCGTTGCCGTGGCTCGCGCCGCAGGCGCAGGAAGATTTCCGCCGGATCCTGAAGTTTTCCCGCTCCAACTACATGGGCCTCGTCTGTGACGCCCAGGTGGAGCGGCAAATGCTCGAGGGATTCCGCGTCGGTGACAGCCTCGACGCTGACAAGGAAATGTGGCGGGTCTGGCAGGAAAACAGCCTCGACTCCGACTTCGACCAGGGCATCCTCGAATCTTCGATCGCGGGCAAGGCGTACTTGCTGGTCGCTCCGAATGCAGACGATGCCAAGACGCCGCACATGTGGGTAGAGCACCCGTCACAGTGCATCGTTGAGTACGCTCCGGGCTCAGGCCGCAACAGGCGTGCTGCCGGGCTGAAGGTCTGGCAGGACGACTGGACGGGCCGGATCATGGCCACCCTGTACCTTCCGGGCTGGATCTACAAGTTCGAGTCTGAGTCCAAGAAGGAACTCGGCGCCAAGCAGATGCGCTGGCGTCCGCGCGAAGTCGCGGGGGAGCAGTGGCCGGCAGTCAACCCGCTCGGCGTTTCGCTCGTGGAGCTGCCGAACAATCCGCGCCTCCTCACCGGCGGCGTGTCCGAGCTCCACGACCTCACAGACATTCAGGACCGCGTCAACAAGACCATTGCCGACCGGCTCATGACACAGGACTACGGCGCCTTCCCGCAGAAATGGATCAAGGGCTGGCCGGAAGAGGACGAGACAGGGATCCCCAACCCGGAGCTCAATGTCGGCCGGGACCGAATCCTCAAGACAGATTCCGTCGAGGCCGGCTTCGGGCAGTTCGACGCTGCGCCGCTGGACCCGTACTCCGCTGCGAAGCGCGAGGACGTGAAGGACATCGCGTCCCGGTCCCGCACGCCCGCCCAGTACCTCCTCGGCGAAATGTCGAACGTCAACGGGGAGACCCTGAAGGCGTCCGAGTCTGGCCTCATCTCCAAGGTTCGGCAGCGTAACCGTCCCATCGGGGAAGGCGTCAAGTCGGCCATGGCCCTTGTTCGCCAGGCCGCGGGGCTCCCTCCGTTGCCGATCGAGTGCATCTGGCGCAACCCGCAGTTCCGCACTGAGGGTGAGCTGGTCGACGCGCTGGTGAAGATGGCCACTCTGAACGTTCCCGAGGAAGCCCTCTGGGAGCGTTGGGGCGCGACACCCCAGGAACGTGACCGCTGGAAGCAGTGGAACGCTGACCGGCAGGTAGATCAGACCCTCGTCGCCCTGAACAAGCAGCAAACGGGGCTCTGATGTATCCGGACGCCGCTCAGGCCCACTACCGGCTGATGCAGCGCCTTCAGAACGTGGCCATGCTGGCCGGGCGCCGTGCCTGGGCGGGGGTGAACCCGGGCGACCTGTCCGGGTCATGGCTGAGCGGTATCGCCGTGATCACCGGGATCGTCACCGCGCAGCAGGAACGCGCGGCCGTCTCCGGCGGGACCTACGTCACTGCGGCGCTCGCAGCCCAGGGCGAATACGTGGCACCGGACGGCTTCATCGACCCGGCGGCGTTCGCCGGCCACGCAGCCGACGGGCGCCCGCTGAACACGCTGCTGTACTCGCCGGTCACAACGGTGAAGCAGCAGCTCACCGGCGGCGCCAGCATGGCCTCGGCGCTCGCGATCGGCCGCGGGGCACTGGACACCATCATCCGGGCCACCGTCGCCGACGCGGGCCGGGCAGCGTCTGGCGTGAACATCGCTGCCAGGCGCGACGTCGGGTACGTGCGGATGCTCAATCCACCGTCATGTTCTCGCTGCTCGGTCCTCGCCGGCCGGTTCTACCGCTGGAACTCCGGCTTCGACCGGCATCCTTTGTGCGACTGCGTCCACGTCCCCGCCAAGGGCGCGGACGCAGCCCGCTCGGAAGGCTTGGTTCACGACCCGTACGAGTACTTCCACAGCCTCTCGGAAGCGGAGCAGGACAAGACGTACACGAAGGCCGGCGCCCAAGCGATCCGCGACGGCGGCGACATCTTCCAAGTCGTCAACTCCCGCCGCGGCATGTCCTACGGCGGCCTCTCCAAGGACGGCACGCGGACGGGCCAGAGCCTCAAGGCCAGCTCGACCAAGGAAGGCACGACCCGCCGGGGCAACTTCGGCAGGAAAGGCCGGCTGGCCCCCGAGGCCATCTACCAGCAGGCAGGCTCCCGCGAGGAAGCCCTGCGTCTCCTCGAGCACAACGGGTACATCCTGCCCGGCGGCCAGAACCCCACAGGCTCCCTCCGCGGGCAAGTCGAAGGGTTCGGGCAGCTCGGGCGCGGTGGAACCAGGGTCGGCGCGCGCGAGGCTGTGCTGGAAGCCCGCCGGACGGGCACCCGCACCGGGTCCAGGGCGACGATGACGGCGGCCGAGCTGCGTGTCTTCGATGCCCAGGCCCGGTGGGATCAGGTCCGCAAGGGCGTGAACCCGTTCAACCCCAAACGCCCGCTCACTCCCGAGATTGCCGCCCGCGTGGAGGCGGACTTCCGGAAGTACATCCTCGGGTACTAAGTTTCCCTGCCTCCCTGGCAGGGGCGCTCACGGTCGGCGTCACGACCGGTAAATATGCGGACGCGCTTACGGAGAGAAAGGAACCCCCATGGCTGATGGGACAGAAGGCGGC